TATTCACGCAAGGTTTCTGGCGGGCTCTCTAGGATGTCTTTATAGACGGCCCATGCGCTTGTTCCCTGCAGGCGTAAACTCAAGAGGTAAACCATGAAAAATATAGCAGAGCCCATAAAGTCCCATGGCCCCTTGCGAGCAAACCAACCGGGGACTGCATGGGTCACGAGTATGAAGAGTACCACTGGATTTAAAATTGTTTTATATTTTGTCAAAAGTAAAATTATTGAAAACAATAAATTTAAAAATAAAATTAAAGTTGGGCTGATGATTGGGACGAGCCACAACGCAAAGCCCCAATAAGAAAATATCTGGTACCAAGGCGCCATCTATTTTATACAGGTATAATAATGGCCCAGTGTCCATAGGTGGCGAATACCGATCCTTGATATCGCTCTGGTCGACACTCTGTTGACGGTCCTCTTGGCTTTTGGAATTTTTAAAACATTTAATTTTAAAAGTTTTTGGATTGTCATGCTCTGGGCCGCATGCACGCAGACGAAGGTTGTAAAATTTCTGGGACTTTAGTAATGGAAGCCCTCATCATCGCCGTCTGCACGGTCGTGACAAAACTTATTGACAAGTATATTTTGTGCAAGCCCGAACCTCCAGAGACTTTCGTGACTGAGCCCGTCCCCATCCAGACCTTTATCAGCAACCAAGTGTCTGATTCCTATGTTCCGACGAACAGCCTTGATGCCACCTTGGCAGAACTTGATAGAGACCCTTCGGAAAAAATTCAAGAAAAGGCGGGCGAGACGGTCAGGGTCCTCCTCCGAGACTATGCCATGTGCACTGTCCACAAACAAAAGATGGAAAAAATTTTAAAAAAAATAAATAAAAAGTTTTCAGAGGGGATTGATATGCGCACGTTCACCATGTGTGCCTTGTATCCCGGTAAAAAATAAACAGTAAAAGTAATGGTTAACTTTGTAGTCATACCCGCCTTGACGGTTGCCGCCCTGACGGCTCTTCAGGTCGTGATACAAAAACACGCCGTAAAGAGTCTGAGTCACAAGATGATTTTAGTAGTTTCTTCAGCTATGTACTTTGTCCTGACACTTCTGTACATAGGGTGGCACAGTGAGCACCTAAGTACAGAGTTGCGGGGTTTGGCCGTGCCAATGGTTCTGGCCATCTTGGCCGCGACCATATTTGGCTTTTTGGCCAACGTTCTTTATTTCAGTCTTATTCACCACGGCGAAATTTCAGTCATCACGGCGCTGACTTCGACCGTGCCCATATTTGTAGCGGCCCTTGCGATCCTTATTTTGAAGGAGAGCGTCGGGCTGAAGCAGATCGCGGGGATCGGGGCGATTGTCGGGGGGACAATTTTGCTTTCTTAGGAGAGCGCAGCTTTGAGGCGACGTTCGGAGAAAGATTGAGTTTCATGCGATTCGTACCTCCAGAAGTGGCGCTCATATTGTTAAATTTCCTTTTCCGGTAAAATTCTCTAGCATTCTCAACAGGATCGTGGACTACGACTCGTTTTAGTCCGAGCTTTTTTGCATTATTTTTGATGGCATTCATGAGACGCGTCCCCCAGCCCGGCTGGCCTGCCGGTGGGCGTTTGTTCGGCCGCGTGTTGGCCGCGATGAGCTCCAGCTGAAGATGATTGGGGTAGTTCTTTACGGCTGCAAACCCCCGAAAGCGTCCTGCATTGTCGAGGACGGCGTATCGTCTGCTGGACTTGTTCAGGTACGAGCGAACAGATTGCGATGGTATCATGAAGAGATTTGCAGACATCATAACAGCCTTGTTGAAGATTTTTGGGTCTCTGAAGAGCTTATTAGCATTCTTACCTCGCTTGATGGTCATCTTGAAAATATAAAATATTATTGTTTTAGAGTTGCTAGACGGAGGGCCAGTTCGGGTAAAGAGCTTACCTGTTGACACCACGAGTACCTTTCCTTGCGTTCCGTAAAGTGGATCGCGCGCCAGTTGGGCCACGAACGAATCGTCCCGAGGTTCTTGAGTGAGTCATCCACAAAGTAATAAGAATCACAAGAATCAAACTCTTTGTAAAAGGCCGCGTCTGGCTTGAAGTGGGACACGGAGGCGTCGGGGCCGGGGACCCGTATCTTGACTTGGTCATTGATGGCCAGGGCGATTGGCTGGACCCACTGCAAGGGCGCGTTGGAAAAGAGCGTCACGGGCCACCCACGCTCAGTCAAGGAGTGAACAGTCGCCATGTCGTTTTTAAACTCCTTGGAGTCCATAACATCGGCCAAGTGCGCCATGAGACTCTTGTCATAGACGAATTCGTTATAATCCGAAGCGTCTATGCCAAAAGACTTTTTCAGACCTCTGGCGGTGTGGCCATAGGCCAGGTACAAAAAGCGATTCGTCTCCTCGGGGTCCTGGCACTCGGGCAACTTGGACTTGACATAACTGGTAGCATTGTGCTTCACGTGAGTGAAAAGCCTCTGATCCCTGAGGAGGACGCCGTCCACATCAAGCAACAGACAAGGGGCCATCAGTTTTCAAGCCAGATAATATCCCTCTTAAGTCCCATTTTCCAGCAGTAGTAAAAACAGTCAAAGTTGCACTTGGATTCGTAATTTTCCGGAACTTCACCATTGACCAACTTTACAAACTGGATCCGCTTTCGTGGGATGATTATCTGGATAGGGTCCTCGGCCTTGGCGAAGAGGGTCCGCATATACTGCGTACAAATCTTTGGACTTGGCATTATGAGCATGAAGGGTTTCCCGAGTTCTACTAGGCGCTTGAGGACATCCGGTGCCAATGTGAATGGTGGATTACTCACGATGATGTCACCCTTGTTTGTCTGAAAAAAGTCCTCATCCTCGTGGATCACCTGGAAGCCAATCTCTCTGAGCATCTGGCCCGAGCGCCCATCTCCGTAGAAGGGCTCCCAGATGACCTTGTCCTTGGGGATCAGGTGCTTCACAGCCTCCCAGGCAGTCTTGGGCGTCATGTAATCATCGTGTTTTGTGAAAGTTTTAGCGTGGAAGCCCGCCATCTATTATATAAAGATCCGAGATCCTTATACCATAGAATGGCCCTCAATGTTCAACGTCTCGTGTCTCATGCAAATCTTCCAGTCCGTTCCACCCCCGGAGCGGTTGGTTATGACCTATTCAGTATTGACAACTATGTCGTCCTTCCTGGCCATAGGGTCGTTGTCGCGACCGGCATCAGTGTCCAGCTCCCCCCTGGAACCTACGGGCGTATTGCGCCTCGCTCAGGACTGGCCGTAAAGCACGGTCTGGACACTTTGGCCGGCGTCATCGACCCGGACTATCAGGGTGAGATCAAGGTTGTCCTGCAGAATCTCGACACCCGTCAGCCTTTTGTTATTCGCCCCGGCTACCGCATCGCGCAGCTCGTCCTCGAGTCGTGCGTGACCCCAGACGTCGTAGAGATCCCCAACGAGAACCTAGTGGTGACTGAGCGCGGCGATGGCGGATTTGGGTCGACCGGGGCTTAGAGCCAAGAACCTCTAAAAAACAAACAAATGGTAGACTTCCAAGCTATAGCCTGGGAGGGCTACGATGACGAGGCGGGCCAGTACATTGTACGGGCCTATGGTCGGACCGAAGACGGCAAGTCAGTTGCTGCAAGCACCGTCTTCGAACCGTACTTTTTTGTAAAAATGAGGGCCGATATTCCAGAGGTCCGTGGAGCCAAGATCGAGTACATAAGTGCCAAGGATCTCTGGGGATTCCAAAACGGAGCCCGTACGCGCTTTGCCAAACTGACCTTTCGGACCTTCAAAGAGTTCCGAAGCGCAACCTACTCACTGCAGCGTGAAAAGTGGCGCATCTATGAGGCCAATCTTGACCCGATTCTGCGCTTCATGCACGTGTCTGGCTGTACCAGCACGGGCTGGATCCACATATCAGAAGAAATGGATGACCCGGACACGCGCTGCGACCTGAACCTGCGTGGAATCCTCAGTCCCGTGAAGGACAAGGACTCGGTGGCCCCCTTGAAGGTGATGTCCTTCGATATTGAGTGTTACTCGAGTACAGGAAACTTCCCCGATCCCAAGATCCCTGGAGACTGCGTGTTTCAGATTGGCATGACGACCAGGGAATTTGGCAAGGGGGATGAATCCATGATTCGTCGCTGTCTGTGTCTCAAGCAGACTGAAGGGGGCGACTGCGAATCCTTTGAGACTGAGCGAGAACTCCTAGTTGCATTTGGCAAGTATCTTGCCAAGGTAGATCCCGACATCATCACGGGCTGGAACATCTTCGGGTTTGATCTTGAGTTTCTCTTTGTTCGTGCGAGCAGGCTAGGCGTTGAGACGCTCTGGGGCCGTCGGACCGACTTGCCCTCTGAGCTGACTATCAAGCACCTTGCCTCTAGCGCTCTAGGAAGCAACGAGCTCAAGATGGTTCCTATGGTTGGTCGGTACGTCTTTGACCTTTTCCAAGACGTTAAGCGCGAGCACAAGCTCGAGTCCTACTCTCTCAACGCTTGTGCCAAGCACTTTCTCAAGGATCAGAAGATGGATATGCCTGTCAAGGAGATCTTTTCCCGCTTTCTCGAGGGCGATCCGGCGCGCCTCGGAGAGGTCGCAGAGTACTGCATCAAGGATACGGTACTTCCGCACAAGATTATGGACAAGGTTTGCCAACTCCAGAACCAGATTGAGATGGCCAAGGCGTGCTGGGTCCCTCTGAGCTTCTTGAGTGAGCGTGGTCAGCAGATCAAAGTCTTCAGCCAGATGGCCTACAAGGCCCGACAGCTCGGCTTTTTGATCCCGACGATCCGGCGGCCCGAGGGACCTGTGGATGGCTACGAGGGCGCGACTGTCCTTGAGGCGCAGACCGGGGCCTACTACACGCCCATCACAGCCCTGGATTTCGCCTCTCTGTATCCGAGCATCATGGTCGCTCACAACCTGTGCTACTCGACTCTCGTGATGGACAAGCGTTACGCCAATCTTCCGGGCGTGACCTACGAAAAGTATGGGGAGCACACCTTTGCACAGACGGACGCCGAGGGCAAGCCCATCATCAGCCTGCTTCCGGCTATCCTCACAGATCTCAAGGCTTTCCGTAAAAAGGCCAAAAAGTTGATGGCGGCGGCGGAGGGGACTCCTATGGAGGCGGTCTACAACGGGCAGCAGCTCGCTTACAAGATCAGTATGAATTCAATCTACGGGTTTACGGGTGCGGGAAAGGGTATGCTCCCTCTTGTGGCCATCGCAAGCACCGTGACTATGCGCGGTCGACAGATGATCGAAGAGACGAAAAACTACGTAGAGGCTCACTTTCCCGGAGCCAAAGTCAGGTACGGAGATACAGACTCTGTGATGGTCGAGTTTGACGTGGAGGGGCGCACGGGCCAAGAGGCCATAGACTACTCCTGGTCCCAGGGCTTGCTCGCGGCTGAGCAGTGCACGAAGCTCTTCAAGGCGCCGAACGATCTAGAGCTCGAGAAAGTTTATTGCCCGTACTTTCTATACAGCAAGAAGCGTTACGCAGCCAAGATGTGGGAGGGAAAGATGCGACCCGACGGCTCGACAGTGGTCGCTTTCAAAAAGGTGGACATCAAGGGTCTGCAAGTGGTCAGGAGAGACAGTTGCCCCTTTGTCCGTGAGACGCTCAAGAAACTCTTGGATATGATGCTCGAGAGTAGTGATCCGAGGCCCGTGATTGCTTTTGCGAGACGGGCCTCGGAAGAGCTTTCTTCAGGAAAAGTCCCTGTCGACAAGCTGCTCATGAGCAAGCAGCTCGGCGCCGACTACAAGGTCCCCATGCCGCACGTGGCCGTGCGGGACAAGATTCGTTCTAGGGCCCCAGGGTCCGAGCCTCAGCAAGGCGACCGGGTCTCTTTCGTAGTCGCTAAAGGCCCGGGAAAGCTCTATGAAAAGGCCGAGGACCCGAACTGGGTCCGCGAGAAGAACGTTCCGTTGGACTATCACTACTACTTTCTGAACCAGTTGAAAAAGCCAATATGTGACTTGCTCGAACCCCTTGTGGGTGCTTGTCCTGAGAGGCTCATCTTCGGCGCCGCAACTGCAGGGAACAAGAAGGGCACGTACGATTCCAAGATGAAAAGTATAGATTCTTATTTTAAGAAGGTAACCTAGTCATGAGTAAGGAAATGGAGCAAACAATTATGCAAGCCGTGGAGACGGAGGTTGACCGGCGGGTCGCTGATCGTCTAGCAGTCGTCTTGCAGCACATTTCAAAAACGTACCGGATTTCGTACGAACGTCTCATGAAAGAGACGGCGACCCTAGAGGTCAAGACTGGACAGTGTCTTGGGCTCATAGGTTCGGGCAAGCGGTGCACTCGGCACGCAAGATTCGATGGTTACTGCAAGTCGCATCTCGACCAAAAGCCAATAGTTCGGATGAAGGACGATCCCGTCTCTTCCGCGCCCTCTGGTCCCGTTCACACGCACACTTTGCCACCATTCTTTCTGGCTGGTTGTCCTGCGTGTGAAAAGGTTTCGAGTCGTCCTCGCTTAAACATTTGAGACCGAGGGAGGCCCGCAGGGCCTCTTTCTCGTGATGCCCGAGGCTTAAACATTTGAGACCCCGACTAATTAATGAGTCAAGGTCGCTCCGAGCTTTTGCTCGAGTCCCTCACAAAGTTTTACGAGGAGCCTGAAAACTCTACAAAGCTAAAAGATATTTTGACGACCAAGTCACAAGGAATCTCTCTCCGCAACTTGGAGTGGTTCGTGACAAATTACGCAAAGAATCGTCACGTGACCTACAACTCCCCGACCGGCCGTCCCTTTACTGTACATGTAGCCTACAAGTCGAGTCTTGATGGTTACTCAAAGAAGCTCTTTGATCCGTTCTGTCGGACAGAGCGCATAGAGTTTCAGGGCCTTAGCACAACTGTGGCCCAACTGAACTTTATCAAGTGGTGCCTGACTAACGGAATCATCGACTATATGATCAAAGATAAGATACGCCCGCAAAACCATTTTCAAACTCGAGAATAGAAAATCCATAATAAAACAAGTACAAGTTGTAGTTGGCAAGTGCTTGAGTATACTGCGGTAAGAAGGTGATGGTCAGATTTGAAGTCTGAGAGTTAATTTTTGAAAAATTCAAGTACCCACCCGAATTGTATTCTGTTACATTCAATCCGAATGAGTACATGTAAATATTCTTCTGAGGAACAGACAGCCCGTGTTGCATTGGCTGTAAAAACGAAGTATAAGGCCCGTTTGCAAACGTGTCTAGAATATCTTGATTATTGACTGTTATTTTAACCGTCTGGATAACATCTGTGTAATTGATTGTTGTGCTCTGCGCAGCCGCCCCAAAATTCAACGATGTTGCCGCCGACTGATACTGCGTTGCATAACCGTAGAGGTAGCGAACAGCATAATAAGAAGAGGATATTGATTCATATGCCTGGTTTCTAATAAACCAGGCAATCAACTGGACTGGAAAGTTGGCGCTTATATTTGTGGTAACTGCTCCAGCTCTGTATTGCGCCGTCCCATCACGCTTCACAACCGGCACTATATATCTTAGAGGAGTATGTCGATAATAAAGACGTTCAGAATCTGAAAGCTTTACGTATTCTATCAAGAGTATAGGATTCTGTATGTCCACGGTCCCTACGGAGTTTGTAAACCAGTACTGTGGTCTGAAGGTGAATTTCACGTATACTCGTTGACCTGCCCAGAGTGCGCACAAAGGGAAGAATGGCTTTCGGAGACGCTCCCGGCCTTTGTTCGCATGACTGTGCCGCCGACAAAAGAAAAACTCGAGGGGTATAGTGAGAGGCACGGGTGATGTGGGCGAAATTCCAGTCGTTCCAGTTGGTTGACCTCCGTTAACCTGGTTAAACATACCTATTTGCTCATCATAGTCCAGAAATACTTGGTCTTTTATAAAGAGCCAGTCATCATAGATGGTCTCAACAATAACATCATCAATAATAAAATCAACTTGTTGGATAATGGCCCGACCTATCTGGTTGGTATAACTACTTCCTCCGGACAAGGCTGGAAGAGTGCACTGAAGGAACATGTTCGCAAATAGATCTCCTTGATTTTTTGGCTGTATTTCAACGATGCACGTACCTGAAGAAGTCGGTTGAATAAAGTTGGCCGATGCAATAGGAACGAGTTTTATGTAGTCTTGATACAGTACTGAATTAGTGTACTGTTCATAGTTTGGAGTCCACTGGCTTTCGTTAAAATTTGAAATATTTGAAATATATTGTTCTTGGGGGCCAAAGGCTTCAAGGGACAACACACCTCCAGCGTTGAACCCCAAGTTGCGCTTCTCCGTCAGAGGCTCTGGGGCCAGAGGAGGAACGGGGACGTTATCGTCCAGATCGCGCATGTCATTCGGAAGAACTTTGAAGTTGGAGTCTTCTATAGGAGCCCTCACGAGCGGCTGTACCGTGGAAACATGAGCAGGAACAAAAGCGGTGCTCACATTGGGGTCAAACAGCCCACCTTGTTTATTTACAGGAACGCCATTGGGGTACGCATCAGTTGATGGGAGCATGGGTGCGAGAACCCGGCCCTCGCCCAAGGCTAAAAGCATCATCTCATCGTTCAGAAAGCCATCAACCATCTTCGTGTTTACTCCCGGCTTTTCCGCCATCCGAAACCCAAGGGCATTTCTAAGTTCAGGGAGTTCATCTAAAACCTCCTTGATTTGTTGCGGGTCTGAAATTATCGACTCGGGCTGCAGACCTGTTTTATCTACAAAAAAATTTAAAAGATTTGGGGAATTTTCTAAATAATTTGAAAGCTTTTCAGTATCCCTGAAAACATACGTGTCGAGGCCTAAAAATCTTCCGGAGAGAACTCCAGCAAAGGTACCAACCTGTCGAAGGACTGACATGAGTTTTTGAAGGGCCGATGGGTCCGGGGGGGTGGACAACGGCTGGGGAGGTATGAGCGTGGCCGTGAGTATTCCCTTGTAAACAACCCTACCGATGGCGCCAGATTGGAAGGAGACTGACGCGACATTCAGACTAAAAGGCATTCCTGGGAGGCCGGATATTGTCCATCCCGGGGAAACACTCTGCGGCAAAGGTACACTCGAGTAAAAAACAACAAGGCCCGTTTGAGTGTAATAGGCCCCCGTCAGCGTGGGAGGTGGAGGGGGGGCTATAATCTGTCTAGGGGCGACAGTAACGGCGCTGGCCTGCTGGGTTCCCTGTATCGTCTGAGGAACATTCACTTGAAAATCTATAGTCCCGTTATAAGCACCATTTTGGGGAACGCTCCCTTGTTGAAGGGTCTTTGCCACGATTTGGGTCTGTCCTTGAATACCTGGAAGGCCTGTTAGAGTCCATCCATACTCTATGCCTGAGGGCATGGGCGTCTGCACGTAAAATGTTATTACATCCGGTACTGTTTTTGAGGCCTGATAAAAGCCATTTATTTGGGTCGAGGCCATACTATTTTATACAAACATAATATGGAGGATAGTCTCATCGCAGCACTCCTTGCTTTGCTCATCGTGCTCGTGTGGAGAAGAGGTGAAGATTATATTGATCATTCTTTCAAATCTCAGATTGCAGACCTTGATGTTCTTCAGGCAAAGGAAGATGGGCTTCACTTTACGGACGCGGACTTTAACCAGACGGACTCGAAGCTCGACTAAAGAAATAGTTTGCTAATAATACAATGGAGCCGGTACTCACGCCAAGCATGGATCGGTTCACAACCTTCCCTATACGGTACCCTGATTTGTGGGCACTCTATAAGAAAGCAGTCGGGTCCTTTTGGACCGTCGAAGAGATTGACCTAAGCACGGACCTCAAGGACTGGGACGGGCTCAAGTTTGAAGAGCGAAATTTTATTAAAATAATTCTCGCATTCTTCGCGGCCAGTGACGGTATCGTCATGGAGAACATAGATATCCGCTTTTCGTCCGAGGTACAGATTTCAGAGGCCCGGTCTTTCTATGCGTACCAGGCG